CGAGTCGTTCTGGCGTTCGTCACTCCGGGATTTCAAGACCAGTCGCGCTTGGCACCTCGCGCGGCGAACGCGGCCTATTGGATCAGCGTTTCCTTCGTTGTTCCCGATGTGTCGTTATCTCCGCCATTCGCTTTTCAATCCGAACGAACGCAGGCGGTGCGTGCGGCGCCAGCAGCCTATCAGATTATCTCGTCATTTGTCGTTCAGTCCGAACCGCAAGCGTCGCTCGGCTGGCAACCCGATGTCGTCCGCACAGTTCAGCGGGCTACAACCTACGCCTATCTGGCCAACGTTTCCTTCGTGGTTCAGAGTGAGCCGCAAGCCAGCCAGGGGACACAGCCTGATCGAGCACGCGCCGCGCAGCGCGCAGCGCCAGATGCCTACCTGATCGTCGCAAGCTTCATCAAGGAATCGCTGCTCGCACTGCCATCGGTCTACATGCCGGACCACGCCGTATCGGCCAGACCGGCGAACTCGGCGTTCGGCATCGCCAATCCGATCCCGCCGCCGGAATTGATGGGCGGCGCAGGCTACCAGGAGCACCTCGCACGCGCCGGCCAACGTGCGGCGAATGAAGCCTATTCGACCATCGTTCGGCGCCAGATTGACGCGGCCGCCCTGCCGGCAAGTTTCGGCTGGCAGACGCAAAGCGCTCCGGCGTCTGCGCGGAGCACGGCGGATGCCTACAGGATCGCGCTCGGCGTACCGCCTTTGATTCCCGAACCATTCCAGCTTATAATCGGCTCGACCGTGATCGGCTCGACGGTGGTTTGGTCGCCGCAGCGCGTGACCGGCAACAGGATGATTAGCTGATGGCAGGCTACCTTCCAGGCTCGCCTCTGACCGAGCCCTTCACGACGCAGAACCCGCAGACGGGCGCCATCACCGATGCCACGGGAACGCCGGTCGTGACGATGTACCACAACGACGTGCTCGACCCGACCGTGACCTGCACGGTGACGCACCCAGGGCCGGTCGGCCTTTATATGTGCTCGGCCACAATTCCCAGCAGCTATGCCGGCGGCGATGAGATTTCGCTATTTTGCACGGCGACGGTCAACGGCGTGGCCGGCGGCGGGATCTTCTTCCGCGACGTGCTCGACCGCACAAGTCCAGTCCTGACGACGCTCTCCTTCACGTCGCCAGCGGTCATCAATCAACCGCGGACCAAGACCTTCACGCAGAACGACCTACGCACAAACATCGGCGATCAACTCGTTGACGCCAACAGCAATCCAATCAACCTGACCGGCTCGACGGTGGCCTTCCATATGACGAGCCAGGTCGACAACTCGATCAAGGTCAACTACCAGGCGGCAAACCTCGACAACCCTCCGCAAGGATTGGTGAGTTACACCTGGCAGAGCAACGACTTGAACACGGTCGGTCTCTTCTGGTACTGGTGGCGCGTGACGACGGCCGCCAAGAACGAGCATTTTCCAGGCGACGGGCAGAAGTTCACGCTCAACGTGGTGCAGGCGTACTGAGATGGGGGAAAAGCGCTTAGTTGGCCTGCTCTTTATCGCAGTAGCCTGTGCATTGGCCGGTTTGTTCGCCGTTGCTTCGCACTGGCCAACATCGCCCATCGACTACCATTCGGGTTGGGGGTGGTGACGTGATCCACGTCGTTAGCGGCTTCGTTCGCACGGGCACGTCGATGATGATGGCTTGTCTGACCGCTGGTGGTCTGACATCGGCCTTCGACCCGGCGCGCGAGCGGCTGAACGACCACGGCGACGAGCATTACCGGCCGAACCGCAGCGGCTTCTACGAGCTTTCCATGCGGGAGTGCGGCAAGCCCGGCTGGCCCATCCAACATCAGGGCAAGCTCATCAAGGTCATGTCGTGGTTCCTCGATTCGCTGGAGCCGAATCAGGAGGGCGGCGGCTACCGGATCGTGCTGATGCACCGCGACCCGGAGGAAATCCGCCAGTCGTTCGAGGCGGCCTTCGGCGAGCGGATCGACCCGGCCACGCTGGCGGACTACCGGGAGCGACAGGCGGCGATCTTTCGCCGGCTGATGGTCCGCCGGGACGTGCAGTCGGTCATCCCGCTGGCGTACCGGGCCGTGGTCGCTCATCCCGAGGTCTACCCGGTGGACATCGACCCGACCGTAACGAGCAACATCACGACGGACGCCGACGACGGATTCGAAACCAATGGCACGACTTGGACCTTCAGCAACAATTTCGACCGCTTCGGAGTCTAAGCGTGACGTGGGATTTGCTTCAGAAGAACAGCTTCGCCGGCCCTGTGAACAGCGGCACGCAGACGGTCCAATTCACGACCGCCAACGTGACCTCGGCCAGCCTGTTGGTCGTGACGATCTCGACTAACAATACTACCGGCCTCTCCTGCTCGGACGACAAAAATGGCTCCTACGGCTCGCCTGCAGTGAGTAAGTCCGGATCAGCCTCTCAGGTGGCCGTCTTCTCCTTCGCCAACTCGACCGGCGGCGTCAAGCCGACCGTGACGGTGAGCGGGCTTGGCGCCAATGCGTCAATCAGCATCTCGGAATGGGCCGGCGGGGCCGTCAGCAGCGTGCTCGACACGACGAATAACGCAGCCGCCGCATCAGGGGCCGCTTCGGCGAGCGTAGCCATTACGCCGGCTGGCAGCGGCGAGCTTTACATCGGCGTGCTACGACTCTTGACCAACGCCACGGGTTTGGCCGAGAATTCCAGCGGAGCTTTCACGCCGGTCAACCTTTATTCGCAGACGACGCCCTTGAACCAACTCCAGGATACGCTCTATTTCGTCAATACGGGTTCGACATCGCAATCGGCCGCTTGGAGTTGGACGAGCAATCAGGGCTATGAGGCGGTCGTGGCGGCGTTCCTGCCAGCAGCAGCCGAGGGACCGGAAATCCTGGCAGCTAGGGTGATGATTTATCAGCCTTGAGCGGAGCGTGACAGAATGGGCTTTCTTTCCATCGACCACAGCGGCTACGACGCCAATCCGGGCCACAAGCACGGCCTGATGGAGTTCGACACGGCGCAGTGCATCCACTGCCAAAAGGTGATCGTCGTGGTCAAGCGGGGCTGCAACACGTTCGCCTGTTCGGGCGATACCTACCTGGAAGCCCAGCACGCCCACGAGTTCTCGGAGAGCTACGTCCACCACTACCGCTGCCGGAAGTGCGACGGGAACATCTGCCGCGACTGTGCTCGGGAAATGGCGCGCAAAGGCGAATGCCCAGGGCCTTTTATCGCCCGGCTCGAAGCTAGGCTTGGCAAAGGGCGGCTTGATGAGTTAAACTACCGCTACCGCCCGCTGGTTTTGGGCGCGTCGCTCGGCACCCAGGTCTAGAACCACCCGCATGAACAAGCTCGACATCCTGAAGGCCATCGTCTCGCTGGTGGGCGTCGAAGGCGTGAACCAAAACAGCGTGGCCGATGAAGTCACGAAGCTGGTGCCCGGCGCGACGCACCTCGACGTGAACGCGGTCCTGGTCATGCGACCGAAGGACTTCTTCGCCGAGGTCGGCTTCCCATCCCAGACCAATATGATGCTCTTGAACATGACGGGGCCGGACGGAAAGAAGGTTTGCACGCCGGAACAAGCGGTTGTAAAATGAATCGCGACTCTTGAGCAGCGTGGTTGCTGGCAACCCGAATGGGTCCATACCCCATTTTTCGCCGGTTCGATTCCGGCCGCTGCCACTGAAAAGCCCGGCTAGGATCGCCACCAACAAGGCGGTTTGCCACGCCGCCTGCCTGGGCCATAACTAACCCGTGGTCGAATTGCCCGAGCGGAAAGGGACTGCCAATGAGGACAATCGACCATGGCGCAGTACACGGGCTCGCAGCTTGGCATTACCCCAGCGACGGGCGTGGCCAACTGGATTTTGCAAGCGGCATCGGGCGTGGGCGGCTTCATCAAGGAAGTCGTCTACGGCGGCGAAGTCACCACCAGCACGGCCATGCGCACGCGCATCGCCCGCGACTCGGCCTTGGGCACCGGCTCGGCGACCGCCGGCAACGTGCAGAAGGGCTCGTCGCACTCGCCTTCCAACGGCGTCGCGTTCAACACGACTTATGCTACGACCCAACCGACCATCGTGGCTGGGTCACTCTGGGCGACTTCCTGGAACGCGCACGGCGGGGTGGTGAGGATGCTGGTCGATCCCTCGGAAATCTTCGACGTGTACGATGCCGGCGCGGCGTCGAGCTCGATCGAATGCAGGCAAGACATCGGTACGGCCACATCCAGCTTTGTCCTAGTCTGGCTTGAGTGGTAAGCAGTTGAATGGGGCGCGGAAGCGATTAGCGGTACTCGCCGATGCAACCACAACTTGAAGAGACCGAGCACGATCACGTCGCCGACTACCTGGCGCGGCGCAGGCCGGTTCCATCCGGCCAGCAGCCCGTCACCGGCGAGGTCTACAAGCGTTTCCTGGCCAAGCACCCGGTCAGCGGCAGGCTCGGCCGCGGCGTAGCGAACCCGGACGGCTCGGCGCATGTCCAATGGTGCGACGTGGCCAAGTTCCGCGGCCAGGAAGCGGCGACGGAGTTTGCGACGGAAGCGGAGTGGCAAGCCTACTTCGTGCGATGGGACGACTCGGCAGGCTATCCAGCAGAGTTCGGGCCGGCGATCGAAGCGGAGATCAAGGCGGGAAGGCGGTAAAGAATGGGCTGCAAGGTTCCACAATTTCCGCCGCAAGGTGCCATCAAGCCAGAACCGCCGCCAGCGCCGCCGTTGCCGCATGAGTCAGCGGCCGATTACCGCAAACGCACCGGAAAAGCAACGAGGTTTCAAGGCGGCGACATCGTTCACTGGTCGCAGCAGAACGGAATCGTCTGCTTTGGACTTGTTCTCGGCACGGTTCAATGGGGGCCATCCGGCAAGCTCGGCGGCGCGGCGTGGCTCGTTGAAGGTCCACCTACGCACTACGTCGTGCGATACATCTTCGATCCCGACGGCGACCCGCCGCGGAAACCGTACACGATGCTGCTCATCGACGACGAGAATCAGCCAATACATTCGGGATTCCCGAAGGGATTTGGGTGGGAAAAACTTCGACCGGAGAGCCTTGTTCTAGCAGGGCCTTGAATATGGAACGCCGCTCATTTCTGCAGTCCCTGATCGGCTTGGCGGCCGGCGCCATCGGCATCAGCGCCGAAGAGTACGAGCGAGTGCTCTTTGGAGCGCCGACTGGCTTCGACGAGGACCTGCATCAATGGTCCATTCCTGTCGGCGAGCGGGATTCGCTGATCGCCGAGGGCGTGATTCCCGATTACGGTCAAATCGCCTTCTTCTTTCCGGCCAAGGACGATAAGGCGTTTCGGCTTTCGCACCTGGTCGCCAACGGCGCAATGCAACCGTCGTCCAAGCCGGTTGAAATCGCCATTCTTCGACCGCCGCTCGCGGACAACCGCACCGCGATCAGCTTCCATTACGCTCCTTCCGGTTACATGAGTTGGCAGTCACCGATGGACTTTGAGCCGCTTTTCGACGCTGGCTTGCTCATTCGCTTCCGTGGCGAACCCGGCCAGCAAGTCGGTGCGGTTCTCAGCGGAGATTGGTTCGAGTTGCCGCCCGACGACTAACCACGGACCATTGATCCACCGTGGACATTTCCGCCCGCAAACCTGCGCCGATCCAGCAGCCGTTTGCTTTCGGCAGGATGCCTCCCCCGGATGAGCCGCAGGTCCAGCGTAGTTATTTTCCAGAGCAGGCGCGACCGGCACCGCGTGCCACTGCCGCCGCCTACGCGATCGCCGCCGCCGTGCCAGAAGCGGATGAGCCCCAGCAGGGGAAGGGACTGCCGATACCAGACCGCGCGCCGGCCGCTCAAAGGGCGCAGCCGGACGCCTATTTCGTGACCGCCAAGGTGCCCGAGGCAGACTTCGCGCAGATCGCCCCCTTCACGGCGAACAACGAAATTCCACGCCCTGCAGTCCGCTCACCAGCGAACGCCTACGACATCTTCTCGACGTTCGTCGGCCAGGAGCTTTTGGGCGGAATGGGCCATCAGGACCAGCAGCCGCGGCAGCCGCCTCGCGCGTCCCAACTGGCCTATTCGATCCAATCGACGTTCGTCAACTTGGACCTGCTGTGGAACTTCGGCCATCAGACGTTGACGGCTCCGGCCGCGCCGCGCGCTTCGAACATGGCCTATTGGCTCATGCCTCGCTGGCCGCTGGACCTGCCGATCGACGTGCCGCCGACCCAAGGGCAGCAGGATTGGACGCCTCGACAACCGCCGCGCGCCGGTGTTCACACCTATTGGATCGAGCCACCGGCGAGGTCGGCGGAGGAAAGCCTGCCGTCGCAATACGGCGTGCAGGATTGGACGCCGAGGCCGTGGCCGAGATCGGCCGTTTCATCGTACTGGATCGAACCTCGGGCACGTTCTGCGGAGGAAAGCCGACCGTCGGCATTCGGCGACCAAGATTGGTTCCCCAAGCAACCTCCGCGCGCTGCCAGACACGCTTATTGGATTGAGCCGCCCGCACGCAGCGCCGAGGAAAGTCTGCCGGTCGCTCTTGGTTGGCAAACCGTTCTGACGCCTTCCGCGCCGCGCGCCGGCCCGACTGCCTACTGGATCGACCACAAAGCCGGCATCGAAGGGCCTGACGCGCCGGCTGGCAAGGGCTCTCAGACGGAATTCGCCCGGCTGCCGGCACGGGCCAATCAGGAAGCCTACGCACTGATTCAACGGCCGGTGCGAGAGGAGCCGGCCGAAGGCGGCGGGTACATCGAACCGATCTCGCGGGCGATGCAGCGGGCATCCAGCGCCGTCTACTGGATTGACCCGCGGGTGGGCGACCTGTTTGCCTCGATGCCGCCTGCAATGGGCTGGATCACGCACTCCGCTCCGGGCCCTGCTCGCGCCCAGTCGGACGCCTATCAGATATTCGCCAGCTTCGCCTACATCGAAGTGCCGCCGGCCAAGGGTCTTGGTTTGACGGATGTTTTCAGCCGGTTTACGGCGCGTTCGGCACCGAGCACCTATTGGCTTGAGCAGCATCCCTACGTCGAGCCGTTGATCCTGGCGTTCGGCCATCAAACAGCAAGCGCGACAGGCGCGCAGCGGCCGTCGCCAGCGGCCTATTGGATCGAGCCTAGACTCGTCAATCTTGATCCAGGGCGGCCCGTTGCTTTTGGCTGGCAGACGGAACGGGCCGACGCGAACCGGCGGCCGTCTTCACCGGCCTACTGGATTGAGCCGAAGCTCATCAACCTCGACTTCGGCCTGCCGGCGCAGTTCGGTTTTCAAACGCATCTTGCAACGGCGGTGGGTCGTGCGGAGAACCTGGCCTATGCCATCACGATCGCCGTGCCGCCGATCGAGTTGCCGGCCGCCAGGGGATTCCAGGAAGATGCCTCGCGGCTTCCGCGGCGTTCGGTTCCGCTCGCGTATTGGATCGAACCGCGAGCGTTGTGGCTGCTGGAATTCGGTATCCCGGCGGCTTTTGGATACCAAACCCATTCGGCACCAGCACCGAACCGCGCCGCGCCGTCCGCCTACTGGACGTACTCTGCCTTTCAGATCGCCGACCCGCCTTCGCCCGGCGCAGTGCTCTTGCCGCAACTCGCGCCAGCCTCGTCGCGCGCGGCGAACGATGCTTACTGGCGGCAAATGTGGTTCGAGATTGCCGACCCGATGCCGATGGGGCGGGGCTGGCAGACGGAACGCGCCGCGACCGCAGCGCGAAGCGCCGTCGAGGCATATTCGGCCAAGCAGCCGACGATACTGCCCTTGGGCGAGGAATGGATTCGCGGGCCGGTCATGCCAGCGGAAGCGCGGCCGGCGCAACGTGCAGCAATCTCGGTCTATTGGCTCGACCAGCGCGCCAGGATCACGGAAGAAAGCTTTCCGGCCGCTTTTGGCTGGCAGACCCAAAGCGCGCCGGTCGCCGCCAGGGCCGCAAACGACGCCTACTGGAAGCAGACGCCGCCTGCCACGCAAGACCCATCGGCGTTCGGCTTCATCGGTCAGCCATTGGCTTTTGCTCGCGCCGGCAACCAAGCGTTCTGGATCGGCATCCCGGTTCCGGTGGCGAATATCCCGCTCGCTTTTGGCTACCAGGATTGGGTGCCGCGAGCGGCCTTGCGTTCGGCCTGGTCGGCACACTGGATTGAGCCGCGCGTCATCCCGCTTTCGCTGGGCATACCGGCCGCTTTCGGATTCCAAGAAAATCGGCCGATGGTCATGCCTCGCACGTCGCGCTGGGCCTATGATATTCTCAGCGCGTTCGTCGTGCCGGACGCCGTGTTGGTGGGGCTGCGGTTCATGGTCTACGGCTGCGATGGGAGCGTTGGCCAGGTGCACGGCAACAGCGTTGAACGAATTCCCATCTACGGCGAGAACGACTGATGGGCCGCAGTTCCGTTTATTCAGGCGGCGTGGGAATTCAGCAGGCTCTGGCTGTCGCGCCGCCGGTAATCGCGGTCAAACCTGCCGTGGCGTTTTCGGTGACGTATCCCGCGAACGTGACGGCTGGCGTCGTCAACGCGCTCATCATCACGGCCGTCGACTCCGGCGGTAATGTCGTTCCCAGCTACCTCGGCACCGTCAGCTTTTCCAGCAGCGACACCGGCGCAACCGTACCTGGATTTCTCACGTTCACGAACACCAATGCCGGCCTGCTATCGACGACGGCAACGCTCGCCACCATCGGCACGCAAACCATCACGGCGAGCGATGGCACGATCAGCGGCACGGCCACGAGCACCGTGGGCGGCGGAACGGCCGTCGCCTTCACCGTGACCTATCCGGCCACCACCGTCGTCGGTCGACCGAACGCGCTGACGATTACGGCGGTCGATGTCAACGGAAACGCAGTGCCAAGCTACGGAGGAACGGCGACCTTCACGAGCAGCGACGGTTCGGCGGTTCTGCCAGGTTCACACGCCTTCGCCCCCAGCGACGCTGGCACGTTCACGACTTCGGCAACGCTGAACACGACCGGGGCGCAGACGATCACAGCCAGCGACGGGGTAATTTCCGGCAACGCCAGTAGTACCGTCAGCGGCGCTTTGGCGGCGAACGCCTTCAAGGTGGCCTACCCAAGCTCGACGGCCTCGGGCATCAGCAACGCGATCGTCATCAGCGCTATCGACGCCAGCGGCAACGTGGTCACGACCTACACCGGCACGGCGACCTTCAGCAGTTCGGACGGCGCTGCGGTATTGCCGGGCTCGCACACGTTCGTTAGCGGCGACAACGGCGTCTTCACATCGGTTGCGACGCTGAACACGACCGGTAGCCAGACCGTTAGCGTGACGGACGGCTCGATTTCCGGCAGCGCGGCCAGCGTCGTCGGTTCGGCGCTGCCAATCAGCTTCACGTACCTCGGCGTGGCGTCGATGCCGACGACTTCCTTTCGCGGGCTCACCTACCGGGCGAGCACTGGCACATGGTTCGCCATCGGTAACGGCGGGAACACACCCTACAACCTCTACGAGCTTTCGATTCCGGCCAACGGCGGCGCGGCAAGCATCGTGAAAAACTGGGGGCCGTTGAACCAGGGGGGGCAACTGAACATCGCCGGCAGCTTGGTCAACATGCGCGGGCTACTCTGGGTCAGCGACACGATATTGCTCGTGAACACGGCCGAGTATTACATCAACCCGACGAACAACCCGGCGCTCTGGTCATTCAACTTGACGAGCGGATCGCCAGTCCTCAACGGCGGTCCTTGGTACGTGCCGGCAACCGTGGGGGCCTTCCGGGTTCGAGGCAACGTCACGCTGGCACCGACGGCGGTGGCGAATCTCGGCTATGGCCTAGCGATGAACTCGGTCGCGCAGCAGGCGTCCGGCTTGGGTTCCTGGGGCCTGGGCTACGTTGGCGTCACCATGCCGACCTTGAGTACACCGGCCGGTTCGACCTTGCCGGCCATCGTCGTCATCGAGTGGCCCGGCGGCCAGAACCCGACGAACCCGTTCACGCACTCGAATTACCCGCCGCTTCCGGCCGACCAGCCGAACCGCACGCTCATCAAGAACAACGACGACGTTTCCGCCGTCCGCGCCGGCAAAGCACAGGGCGGCACGTCGAACACGATCATACTGGCAAACGACGGCTCATTCACCACGCAGCCGCTCCCCGAGGGAACGGCCATCGGCTGGTACGTCACAAACCAGAGCACGGGCGAGCAAATCCTCATCACGGGCTGGAATTCATCGACGCGGGTTGCCAGCTTGGCGAGCCCGTGGACGCTGGGCATCCCCGGTATCGGTACGCCGTACCTTTGCTACTTAGCGACCTACCAGACGAACGCCTTTTACGACGTTTCCAAGTTCACGACCTCGAACGACCTGATGGGGCCATGTACCGCCATCGAGCTTCTGGATTCAGGCGGCCACGTCACGAAGTCGCAGTTGTTCTACGTGGGGCAAGTCGGGCTCGGCTACCAGTGGTACGGAAACGCCGGCAGCCACGACGACGAGACACCTCTGGGGATCGCCGGCAGCAACGACCTCGATTCAATTGCCTTCCCGCCGGGGCCAGTGACCGACGTGAACACGAACCGCGGATTCCACGTCGAGAAACGCGCACTGCGATGGTATCTGGTCGATCCCTCAGTGGTTGCAACCGTGGCGGCCAAGGTCATCGCCAGCACGGCAACGCCCGCGGACTTGCAGGTACTCCAAACTGCTGGTGGTGCGCTGGCGACTCTGGGCGGCTCGCCGCAGTACCTTGAGCCGCACAACAACGCCAACAGCGGGCAGAACGTGTTCGTCCGTTCGCCGTCGAATCCAGCTACCGGAACGCTCTACGTGCTTGTGCCGGCTGGTGCAGCGAACGGAAAATCGGTGGTCTTGACGTTCCAGATATCGTAGAATGAACGGCAGGTAAATTTTGACATGACGCCCGCGATGCAGCGACTCGCCGGTGAGCTTGAGGTCGGTGCGCGGTACGTCATCACGAAGAATTGCGAATCGGAAGGGGCGGTTTTCGGGACGCTTGACCGGATAAACGGCCAGGTGCTCACGTTCAGTTCAATCTTGCACGACGAGTCGACGCCGTTGACGCTGGGCCAGAAAAGCTTGATCGTCGTGCACATTACGCAGTTGCGGGATTTACGGAGACTTTTTCAGTGAACCGACTCATCGTCGAACCCGACGCCATCGAAGCCAACGGCCAAGAGCCGGAACCGCAGTTGACTTGCAAGACGTGCCGCCACTGGCACAAGGGGCCGACCGACCCGATGAACCTAGGTGCCAACGTGATGGGCGAATGCCGCGGTGGCCCGCCGGTGATGGTCGCGCTGGGCGTCACGCCGCAAGGGCAGGTGCCGATGCAGACGTGCTACCCCAAGGTGCCGCACAACTTCTTGGCCTGCGGGCTGTACGACGACGGGAAAGCGAAGGACGAGGCCGCCTGACATGCAACTCACGGTCAAGAACGGCGAAGCAAAATTGACGGCGACGAAAACCGAACTCCGTGCCCTGCGCGGCGGGATCGAAGTGCTGGCGGCTTTCGCCCGCATCGAACACGAGGACAAAACGGCCGCCGACTGCCTAGCTTGCGCCAAGCAGATCGAGCGTCGGCTCAATGGAGTGCAGGAGCGCGACGAGGCATGACCGACGAAGAGCAAGCAGACCTGCAAGCCCGCATCGCCGAGTTGAACACGCAGCGGCGTTACGCGGCCACGCAGATCGCGGCGGCGCTGGCACAAGAATTCGTGGAAAGGCAGTGGTGACCATGGAGTACCTTTCGTTATCCGCAGCGGCGCATGAGATCGGAGCGCGTGCCAGAGAAGCGCACCCCGATCATGTTTGGTGGCGCGTGCAGATGCGCAGCGTCCCATTCTTCTGTCACGCCTGCAAAACGCATGGCCGCGTCGAGGCGGCGAGCAACGTCCCGATGGATGAGCTTTTCTATATGATGTGGCTTAACCACCGCAATCGCAACCCAAAATGCAAAAAGTGGATTCTGGCGCTCGAATTCAAACTGGATAAGACGAACGTTCAGCTCGAGGAGGAGGAGGAAAACGAACGATGCCAATAGCCGAGAAAAAGTCGCGTCCGATCAAGGAGATGGTGCTCACGCACGAAAGCGGCGCTATCAACCGGCGAGAGTTTCCCGATCATGTCTGGTGGAAGGTCGAGCTTCAAGAACTCCCATATTTCTGCCACACTTGCGAAACAATGGGCAAAGTCTCGGTGATGAGCAATATCCCACTTGACGAATTCCGCTACCTGATTTGGGTTGACCATGCCCAGCGCTGCCCGGACTGCGGAGATAAGTTCGAGCTTTCGTTCAACTGGAAACTCGGCAAGACAAATGAAGAACTTGCAGCAGAGTCCGCGCAGTCATGCCCCTAGCCCCCAAGCAATACCGCCCGCACCCCACACCGCCGCCCGGCGAATACGACCGCCGCCGCGGAACCTCGCAAGAGCGCGGCTACGGCCGGCGCTGGCGGAAGTACCGCGACTGGTATTTCTCCTACGCCGGCAACGTGCTATGCTCGTTGGAGAGCCAGTGCCGGCAGATTGCCACGGAACTTGACCACGTGGAAGCCGTCGATGGTCCGCACGACCCGCGCTTCTTCGACCCGGCCAACACGAGCGGTCTGTGCAAGCGGCACCATTCGCTCAAGACGGCCATCGTGGACCGTGGCTACGGGAACGCGAGAACGCCGGAAGGCGAGAAGATGCTGGCCGAGTTGAAACAGGTGGCGGCGCGACGGGCGCAGGCGATGGAGGATTGGGACCGTGGGATTTGAAGGCTGGTTTTCCGTTTACGTGGCCTTCTGCGCGATCGTCTTAGTCATCCATCTTCGTTGGTTCGTTCGCAATGACGAAAACGTGCTGCTTCTCATCATGGTCATCAGTTGGATCGCGCCGATTATTCTTCTGATCGACGTTTGCGAGTATTTTTGGCCGGAGTTCGACGGGCCGAGACGAGAAAGGTGAAGCGTGGCGATCCGCGGACCAAAACCCAAACCGATCGGCGACCTAGCGCCATGGACCGCGAAGTACAAGCGCGACGGCGAAGACCTCAAGCACATCGAGGGAGAACTCGTTCGGCCGGACTGTCTCGACGATCACGGCTTGTCAGTTTGGGATGATGTGATCGCCACGGTGAACCCAGACCTGTTGCAGCCGCGCGACCGCGACGCGCTCTTGCGGTATTGCTTCTTCCAGGGTCAATTCGTCAAGGCCAGCGAAATGATCCGCCTACTGCCGGAAAACGAACTGGTCGCAGAACGCGCCCATCCGCTCTTCAGCCACGCCAAGAAGATGAGCGAAGAGGCCCACAAGATCGGCCTTGAGTTCGGATTCACGCCGTCGTCGAGAGCGAGGGTGCCGGCACCAGCCGCAAGCGGCGGAAAGAAGCAAGGCAAGGAACGGTTTTTTGCCGGCTAGCGAGGTCGCGCCGTGCAAGATGGCGAGAAACGAGACCTGGAAGAAACGCTGCGTTTGATTCCGGGTTACGACCCCTTCGCCACTAAGGCGAACTGCTGGCTCGACCACGATGCAGCACAGTTGGCTATCGACTTTTTCGGCCATCCCGAAGACGGCTGCCTACGACACATCGAAGGTCAATTGGCTGGCGAGCGCTTCGTTCTTGAACCGTGGCAAAAGGCAATCGTCGGAAACCTCTTCGGCTGGAAGTATATCGACAGCGCTGGTCGCGAGGTTCGCCGTTATCGCGAGGCGTTTATCTACGTGCCTCGGAAGAACGGGAAGAGCCCGATGGGGGCGGGAATCGCCCTTTTCGTGCTTTTCTGCGACCCAGAAATCGGCCAACAAGACTACGTTGCGGCGGCCGACCGCGAGCAGGCCGGCATGCTCTTTCGGCACGCGAAGGAAATGGTCGAGAGAGAACCGAGCCTAAAGATGCGATGCCGCATTTTTGGTGGCCATGCCGAAGCCGGTCAATCGCGGTCGATCATGCTCCACAAAGGCCATAGCTACCTGCGCGTGGTCAGCGCCGATGCTGAAACCAAGCACGGCGGCAACAGCCATTTGGTCATCGTCGATGAACTGCACACGCAGCCGAGTCCCGAGCTATTCAACGTGCTGACGACTTCGACGGCATCGAAAAACAGGAAGCAGACGCTCATCATCTCGATCAGCACGGCCGATTATGACCGCCCGAGCCTTTGCAACGACAAGTACCAAGAGGCGTGCGAGGTGCGCGACAATGGCGGCGACCCCGAGAAGCCCGGCTATGATCCGCACTTCCTGCCGGTAATTTACGAGCTTTCGCGCGATGACGATTGGACAGACGAGGCAAATTGGAAGAAGGCCAATCCCAACCTCGACGTGAGCGTATCGCTCGACTACCTGCGCCGCGAGTGTGAGAAGGCCAAGCACAACGCCGCCTACGCGAACACCTTCAAACGACTTCACTTGAACGTGATTACCCAACAATCCGTTCTTTGGCTGCCGCTCGAAACGTGGGACTTGGGGGCCAAACCGTTCGACCCAGCCATCTTGGAAGGCCAGCGCTGCTGGGGCGGCTTCGACATGTCGAGTACCCAGGACACGACGGCCTACGTGCTCGTGTTCCCGGACATCGAAGGCGAAACCTACGTCAAGGCGTGGTTCTGGGTGCCCAACGACACGGCCAACCAGCGCGAGCGCGAGAAGAAGGACCGGGTGAGCTACCTGACCTGGGAGAAAGCTGGATACCTGAAGCTGACCCAGGACAACGCGATCGACGAGGATGAGATCGAAGCCGACATGGCCAAGACGTTCGAGTTGTACGACGTTCAGCAAATCGCCTTTGACCGCCACTTGGCCCGAAAATTCGCCATGCGGGTTATGCGGCACGGCCCGGAAATGGTAGAATTCGGCCAAGGTTTCATCAGCATGACGCCGGCCACGCAGAAGGTCGAGAAGCTGGCGCTCAACGGCAGGCTACGGCACGGCGGCAACCCGGTGCTCCGATGGATGATCGGGAATTGCCAGGTGGTCATCGACACGGCCGGGAACCAAAAGCTCTCCAAGAAGCACAGCAGGGGACGCATCGACGGCGCGGTTTCGTTGGCCATGGCGCTGCAAATCGCCCCGGAAATTGACGACAGCGACGACGGCCTCCCGCACATCGGGTTTGTCGAACTGCCGTCGTGGAGGTAACGTGTGTGGCCAAGGGAAGGCTCAAATGGCTCACCTGGCGGTTGACGCTCGAGACGGCCTGCCTGACGGCCATCGGCGTCGGGTTGTGGATGGCCTGGCCGCCCTTGTGCCCGATCATCGTGGGAGGCCTGATCCTTTTGGCGTCGATCTTGGGCCGCGAACGAGAGAAGCCGTCGATGGTTCCCATTCCGCAACTTGACGGCGCGCCAGAGTCGCCCTTCATCACGCCGGCCGAAGCGCCGCCGGAGAACAGAATCGTGGAGACGACATGAGCACCGACAGCAGCATGACGCCGATTGCCAAAAGGCTGCGCGACGGTGAAAGCGTCGAGTCGATCGTGCGCGCCGAGTTGAAGGCGTGCATGGAAGCCTGGGCGCGGGATGGCGACGAGTATTGCCTGCTCTACGGAGACGGGGCAGTTGAGCGGTTCATGGACGACCGGCGCAACGGGCGGACGATCGACCAGGGGATGGACCACTACCGCGAGCTGCGCGGCATGTCACCTATCCGCATCGCAGCCGAAGAACTGGCGTACCTCGAAACGATGCAGCATCACTTCGAGGCAATAGCGGCCAGCTACGCCGTCCCGCGCGAGGTCATCGAGGCACCGCCATGCTGAGTACCCTTCTCGGCCCCGCCCGCGCCGAAGAGACCCGCGCAACCAAGCAAACGCTGGGCCACCCGCAAAACGACGTGGTGGCCCAGTATTTTACCGGCAGCCCCTCGACGGCCGGCGTGCTGGTGTCGAGCTACACGGCGATGACCATCGGCACGGTCTACCGCTGCGTGGATTTGATCGCGTCGTCCCTTGGCAAGATGCCGGTGCACGTCTACCGGCAACAGGGCGACCGCCACGAGCGCCAGGATGGCCACAACGCCGAGTACGTGCTGAACGTCAAGGCCAACGACGAGATGGACGGCATGACGTTCAAGGAGCAGACCCAGCGCAACACATTGGTATACGGCTCGGGCTACGCCGAACCCGTTTGGCGCCGCGGCGAGCTCGACAGCATGTGGTCGATCGCCACGCCGCGCGTAGAGCCGCAGCGTCACAACAGGCACATCGTTTACAAGGTGACGAACTACGATGGTGGCGATGCCGAGACCGTGCCCATGGCCAAGTTGTTCACGGTGATCGGCCCGTCGCCAGACGGAATCGTCGGCTATTCCCCCGTCAGAATGGCGCGGGAGTGCCTGGGAATCGCATTGGCCACGGAGCAAACCGGCGCGGCCTTGTTCGGCAACGGCGCGGTGCCGAGGGGAGTGTTCACCTATGATGGCAAGATGAGCGACCAGGCCGAAGCCCATTTTCGTGAGCAGTGGAACAAAATCCACCAATCGCCGGCCAATGCGAACAAGTTCGGCATTCTGCGGGCGGGCTACAAGTTCCAAGCGATCACGATGCCCTTCGACCAGGCGCAATTTTTAGGGACCAGGAAATTTACAAAAGAGGAAATCGCGACCTGGTTCGGAATTCCACAACACATGGTAGGGGCGCTGGACCACGCGACGTTTTCGAACATCGAGCACCAATTCCTCGAGTACCTTGAAACGTGCCTAGACCCGTGGCTTTGCCGCTGGGAAAACCGCTTGCGCTACTGGCTTCTGAGCGAGGAGGAATGCAAAGCTGGCTTCTATTTCCGTTTTGACCGCCGTGCCGCGCGAGTGATGGACGCGACCGCCCGCGCAAAGAGCAACCGCGAAGCAATCATGGCGGGCTACCGCAATCCGAATGAAGCCCGCGTGTCGGAGGGGGACAACCCCGGCGGCAAGGAACTGGACAACTTTTGGTTTCCGTTCAACATGACCACGGCTGCGGTTGCGAACCTGAAACAGAAGCAGGCCATCGACGAGTTCAAGGAAGGGGCCGACGTCGACCGCGACCACAAGGACACCGCTCTGCAAGGCCAGCAGATCCAGGCCATCACGGCTATCCTGGCGCAAGTCGGCAACGGCATCCTGCCCAAGCCAACCGCCAAGGTGCTCTTGCGGACCAGCTTCCGCATGTTGGAAGAAGCAGACATTAACGCGATGGTGGACCCAATCGAAGTGAAACCGCAAACCACTGCTCAACTGCCGAAACCGAACGGCCAATCGGCGACCGGGCTCGACGGCCAGAACGGCAACGGCCGCAAACCAGCCGAGCCGGCCAAAAAGCCGCCGCGCCGAACGCCGGCTAATCGTGGCAACCAGCCGAACAACCGCATGAAGGACGCCCTGCGCTCAATCTGGGGCGATGCGATGGGACGCATGAGCTTTCGCGAGGTCGAGAGCGCCCGCCGTGCCGCGAAGAAGCCCAACGAGTTCCTGAATTGGCTCGACACATTCTACGCCAAGCACGAAACGGAGATGCGTTCGGCGCTGGAACCGGCGGCCGAGGCGCACCTGGCGCTCATCAACGCCAACGAGACGGTGACGCCGGCCGCCTTCGCCTGGGACGTGACCCGTCAGCATTGCGACAGCCGACGGTTGGAGTTGCTCGACGCTTCGGATGGCGACCCGACAACGTTCACCGACCGGGTGGAAGCCATCGCCAAGCGCTGGCAGGAGGACGGGGCCAGAGTGCCGCCGTTGGAGTTGCGGAGCAAGAAGGACGACCCGTTTGACAAACGGTTGATCGGGAAGTTCGGCGAGTTCACGACGTACCTTGTAGATGCCGAGGCGGTGCGCGACAGCAGCGTCGAGGCGCAGGATTTTTCGGATTTCGGCGTGAAGGCGCAATTTCCGATCATCGGCGATAATGAGGGCTGGGTCAGCGACGAGCTGGATGATGACGAGCAGACAATTGCGGCTTCCTCGGCGCTGGCGATGCTAAAAGCCCTGGCGCGCGGCGACAGCGTGGACGATGCCGCTGACTTCGCCGAGCGGCACGACGCCAAGATGCGGAGCGTGATGGATGGCGGCGAAGGCAAGCTCGACACGATCCCGGATGATGCGTTCGTGGGCGAATACTGCACGATCGCCGAACCAAAGATCAAGGTCCGGCTGGTCGATGGCGACATCATTAGGGACAGAATCGACACGACTTTTGTGGAAGGCGGGAATCATCAAAAGTACCCTTGGGTGAACAAGGGCACGATCATCGTCGAATCGACGCTGCCCGAGGACGAGCAGGCCACCACGACGGTTCACGAATTCACCGAAGAAACCGACATGGCGGCGGGGGCCGACTATTTGCCAGCGCATCGCCTGGCCAGTAAAATCGAGTTCGGTCTGCGCGGGAAGTTCGACAAGGCCGATGTTGAAGGCATGACCAAGTCGTGGGCCAAGAAAGAGCTGAAGAAAGCGGAAAGGGAACTGGCGTGACCAAGCACAACGACGGCTGGCGGGCGGCGATGTTCTCGGCGATTGGCGCAGTGATCGGATCGCTGATTACGATGGCCTTCCAGTGGTGGAGACACCGATGAACGAACGACGCGGTTTCCTGGCGATGATTGCTGGCGCGGTGGCGGCGCTGTTCGCGTGGCCCAAACAGCCAAAGGCGGAGACGATATGGGCCGGAATGGACTTGTCGGACGAGCCGGACGTACCTGGATATTGGTTTCCGAAGCGGTATGGCGGTTCGGAAATCCTTGACTACGCGGAGGCCAAGAAGGCTTCGCAGGAATTTGAGCGGCGCGCTGCCGATGGTCGCCGGTGCGTCGAAGCCTGCCGCATCATGCGCGAGCATCGGCTCGAAGCGCAGATTTCCATTCAGGGCGATAGCTGGGCCGTCATGGGACAGTACGAAGGTGAGCGCCGGGGATGCTTTTGGTACGAACCGCAATGGCTTGATCCCGTTGACGCCTTGATCGCAGCAGAACCTCTCTTTCTGGCCTGGAAGGCCCAGCGGGAGGCCAGCGAAGATGTCGTCGAGGTGAGCTACGTCAAGCCGATCTTGTACCGCAGGAGCCGCGACGACGGACGGCGGTACGAATACGAACCAAAGCGGGAGGCAACTGGGTGAGTCAACCGACGTGCGCCACATGCCGTTTCTGGAATGCGGCGCGTGACCGGCGTGGAATCGTTGCCGATGGTGTAAGCGGCCAATGCCGTCGCCGTTCGCCAGTGATGAAAGCCGATTCAGATTGGCAGCAATGGCCAAAGACGTACACGCATGATTGGTGCGGCGACCACGAAGCCGCCATTTTCGAGCCGAATCCATACGCCGTTTCCGCCACGATTCAAGGAGCCTGAACCATGCCGTACAGTTTTCGCGCCGAGGGCAACCACCGCGTCGCCATTTTCAACAAGGCCAAGCACAAGGTCGTCGCGCACGCCGAGGGTGCCACCCGCGACGAGGCGATGCACAAGGCGCACCGGGTGGCCCGGCTGCGGGAATGGTACGCGAAAAACAAGGGTTGAGCATGGCGACAATTAGTAGCCCAGGATGCAATCTTCGTCCGCCCCTGCTTTGAAAGGCAAGCCAATGCTTCTCTCGGTCCATGCCGGCGACTACGGGAACCTCTTTGACGCCAACGGCGAGGAGATTCCGTTCCCGATCGAGGCCGATACGGAGAGCGGCGTCGTGCTCGAATATCATTGGACGCGGAATGCCGCCGGCGCGCCGGAAGTTTCCAGGGAGTTCGACTCGGCGGGTGACATCAAGCGTCGCAAGGTTCGCTATCCGGCCCCACTGCGGTTTGAGCGGAATACAAAGAAACACGACCGTCTTGGGCGGACTACTCCGGGAACATCGACCGACGAGGAATGTCGCCGCCTCGGAATTTTCGAGGTCTCGCATGAGCTTCTTGCGGCGATTTTGAAGCTGCCGCCGAACGCGAAAATCATCGGCCTCGGCAAGACCAGTTCATGGGAAACCACTGAGTTGTACGTCGAGTCGCCTGACCTGCCGCAGATTGCGGAAGGAAGCGGCCCAACGCGGCTTCGCCCGCTGATGAGCAGTGCGAACGGCGACATGCGAACGGCGCAATTCGTCGACTGGGGCCTTCCCGATCCCGTCGTCGAAAAGCCCGCGCCGCAGACCACCGAAGAAACCTGGCGCGACAGGTCGGCGCTTTTATGAAGTCTAAAGCCCCGCGCCCCTTCGACGAGCGCGACGTGAAGTTCGAGACGGCAACCGTGGAGGAATGCACGACGATCACGCTGACGCACCTTCCCACGGGCTTGAAGCTGGGTCCGAAGACCACGGCGTTCAACAAGGATCGGTTCAAGAGTGATATGATGGTGGAATTGAAAACGCTGGTCGAGGCGGCGGCGTTGCCGTTCGCAAAACCGGCGGCCAACGTCGAACCGATCACGCTGACCGTTGCCGAAGAAGTCGATATGCGTCTGGGGTCGCAGTGAGACCGGGGGCTGCTGCTGTGAACGACCCCGATGATGAAGAGGACGGCATGGCGGAGCCTTCCGGCCCGATGGAGCAGGAGTGGGGCGATGACTTCCCCTACGATGAGTAATCCAACCCGCCGGCCATGACGTGGCGGCAACCCAGGAGTAACGAACATGTCACTGACCACCGCCAGCCCGAACGCGCCATTGAAAGAAGAAGTCGAGCGCGCCCGGCTCAGGGAGGAAGTCGAACGCGGGCTTAAGTTGGAGCAGGAGCGCAAGCAGAAGCTGCTCGACGAGGAGGTCGAGCGGGCCGCGCTCAAGCTCGAACAGGAGCGCAAGCAGCTTCGGGAGGAGGTCGAACGCGCGGCGGCCTTGAAGCTTGAGCAGGAACGCGCCAAGGGATTGGCGATGGACATGGAGCCGGGGCCGGTCTGCACCTACTGCATGAGTGCCGACACCTATTCCATGCCGAAGCAGGAGACCAACGAGGCCGTGGGCGCAACCCAGGAGAACTACTCCTATATGTGCCGCTCATGCGGCAAGGGGTTCGGCGAGATGCGGAGCAAACCCAAAACGAAGGAAGTCGCCGGCCAGCATCTTCACACCAAGGACTTCGCTTGGGTGGGAGACGCGAACGACCCCGAGACGTGGAAGTTGCCTCTGATGGATGAGTCCCACTGCCGGAATGCGCTGGCACGTTTCAATCAGACCGAGGGCATCCCCGAGGACAAAAAGGCCGTCGTGCTGGCCAAGATCCATGCCGCGGCCAAGAAGCACGGCATCAAGGTCGATGAAGGGCGCAGCGCGGAACTGGCCGGCGTCGACGAGGACCGCCGCTTCATCCCGGTCGAGATCCGCCGCAAGGGCCAGACCAAGGTGATCGTAGGGCACATCCCCTACAACGCGCTGTCGGAGCCGATGGGCGGCTTCCGCGAGAAATTGATGCCGCACGCCTTCAAGGAGCACTTGGACAACGGCGGCGAAGTGGTGGCCAAGTACGAGCATGGCATGGCGGGGTCCAAGATCCCGCTGGGCACCCGCTCGGCCGGCACGCTGCGCTTGGAGCACAAGCCCAACGGCCTGGACGTGGAGATTGAGCCCGGCGAGAAGCACCCCGAGGGGGCCGGGCTGATCGAGTCGATCGAGCGCGGCGATTTCAAGGGCCTGTCGTTCGGCATGCGCGTGCACCACGACAACGGCGAGAAGTGGACCAGGGACGGCCTGGGTCGTGTCCGCGAGATCCACCGCGCGCAGTTGACCGACGTGAGTCCGACGATGGAGCCGGCCTACAAGACGGCGCACGTCGGCGTGGCGCTGCGCAGCCTGGCGGCGGTCGAGGAAGGCGAGCGGCTGATGGGGTTGGCGCCGCTTGCAGACGGCGTGCAGCGTGAGGGAAGCGGTTTCAAGAAGCGTGGGCCGGATGGTAAATTCGCTTGGTGCGATGCGAATGGTTCGCCGCTTGCTGCGCCCGAGGAAACGCGCAGCGATACGACTGCGGCCGCTTTCAGTCCAGGCACGTTCGTCTGCTTTTTCGACGCGCACCCAGGACGGCTGATGTTCCGCCACTGCCACGGATGTATTTTGCAGGTGGCCGAATCTTTGAGTTTTGCCGGGCTGACGCTGACCGGCAGCAAGGACGATTTGATTTGTCTCGTTGAAGAGTGGATCGACTGCGGCGACGGGGTTTCCCATTCTCCGTGCGAGGATACGTTCTTCTTGAAGCGTTCTTCATGGTTGACGGCGATGGAAATGCCCACTGGCGTGAGCGACGACGAGTTGATCGCTCTCGACGACGTTGCCGCCGATCAATCGCGTCGCGACAAGATGCAACTTGCCCAATACTCAGGCGGTCAAGCTGCGTCTGTTTTTGGTTTTAGTGCCGATGTGACATGATCGGACAAGAAGCAGCCGACCGAGCCACTCGATCCATTGCGCTCGGCACTTAAACGAATTTTTGCTGAAGTGTCGGGGGTCACTACATGAACGAACCATGCGACGAGATGAAACGCTTCCTGACGGCCGAAGAGGCAGTTGGCAAGACGATTACCGGCATCGACAAAGGTGACTGGCACTGCGTTGTTCATCTTGGTCCTGACGAGGCGCTCGTGATCGGCAACAATACGGATTGGTATGATGGGGCGACTCTTCTTCGTATCGCCGAAGATGTTGGCGACATCGACATGGACGCCACGGATATGCTCAAGGTCAGGCCCCCGCCGGAATCGATGACCGCCATTGAAATGGATCGAGCAATCGGCGAGTTGCGAGCGCGGGAGGCGAATTGATGAGCGACCTGATCGACAGCGAAGCCTTGAGCGGCATCCGCACGGAAGATGCCGTGACGCCGGAACAAGCTCTTGCCGATTGCATGTCTCACCTGGCGCGGGCGCAGTCGCAAAGAGACTTCGCGTTGCGGGGTTTTGCCCCGGTTTTACGGTGGGAGCGGCACCGGCCGGTGATGAGCGGCGTCTACCTGAACGCGATGAATCCGGGCAGTGAAACCGACTGGCGGCTAGCGTGGTGCGACAAGGCAGGCGTGCTATGCGGGAAACTGCCGTTCGGCGACTTCTGGTGCGGACCCATCGAAATCGGCAAGCAGCCGCAGCCAGTGGCTAAGAAACGCAAGTGGTGGAGGTTCTGGTAATGGAAACGGTTCACGTTGGACGAAAAGACGAATCGTATGATGCCAGTGATGCCAGGGTGGCCACGCTCAAAGAGCGACACGCCGAGGTGTACCTCGTCGCTCTCGAAAATGACGTGGCCACGCTCAAAGAGCAGAACGCCGCGATTGCATCTTCCCTGGAGCGCGCCGAGGCCCGCATCGCCGCGCTCGAATCTCGCCTGCCGCCGGTCGAAGAGGCCAAGGCCGACCGCGAGCATACCCACCGCTGGCTCAAGATGTACGCCAACGCCTCAGGACCGAAATACACCTGCCGGGCCGGCGACCTGCTCTTGGCACCGCTGGAAGTGGCCGACAATCTCATGCGCGCCGGCGCGGCGGACCATTTCGCTTGGCCCGACGAGAGCGGCGCGCGGCTTGTGAACGAGCAGCGTCAGCTCGGCGTGCGGATCGCCAGCTACGACGACAAGGAACCAACCGGGCCAGCCGAGGTTCTGCCGCGGAACCGGCCTGGGGCGCAGGACTGAAAGGAACCATTGCGATGGATCGGGTCGAAGAGTCGCGGCGGGAATCGGCGCGCATCCGGGTATGCCTTCAATGTCCGATACGCGAGCCGCGCGAAGAGCGCGAGTTGTCTGACCTTTGGCGGCGCGGGCCGGGATTGACCGCCGCGATTCGCGCGCAGGTCAAGGCTGCGATCAATGTGGCTCTTGGCGCGCGCCTGTCTGAATTGAATTCGCAATTGGTCGTGCCGTGACCATCGACGACATCGCCGGCTACGACAACGACGACGCCGGCGCGCCGTACATGCCGATGCCGGACGAGATAGCCGCCGCGTGCAAGAGGATTCAATCTCGCTGGACTGACACCGAGCGGAAGAAGCGGGCCGGAATCTACCGCGAGCAGGCGGTGACGCTGGGCCTTGTCAGCGAGAGCGAGTTGGGGGCCGGCAGGAGAAGAAGGACCGGAGGCGTGAGTTAATCCACCCATTAGAAGGGATTGCACAAAACAAAAATCCGTTCTAGACTTCTCGTAATCAATCAAACCTCCCGGCCACGCGCCAGGCCCAAGCGGGCGTAACGCGGCGGCTGGAAACAGTACGAAGCGCACTTCCAGGGAAGGCGCGGACTACTCGCAGATTCAAACAATCTGCCGGTGGTTCGCGCCTTCCTTTTTCGTTGGCAGACCTCCGGCAAAGCAAGCCACGGAGACGCCAACGATGGCCGACAAGCCGGTTAGCGAACTGACCCCTGCCGAGCTTTTCCACGAGCGGAACAACCTCGTCAAGCGGACGCGCGACATCTGGGGCGCGGCCGAAACCCGCTCCAAGAACGAGAAGCTCGAAGCCACGCGGCTCAACCACGACGAGCGCACCGAGTTTGACCGCATCTGCGGCTATAAGAACGCGGAAGGCGTCGAGGTCCGCGGCCGGCTCGCCGAAATCGACGATGAAGTCGAGGTCCGCAAGAAGTCCGGCAACCTGACCGGCGCCGACGACGCCAGCCGACAGGCCCGCATGGCGGCGGCTTTCGCGCGCGATGATAAGGCCAACGGCGGACTCGAATCCCGCTGGATCGCGCCCGATCCATTGAACCCGGCGGCCGGCACGCCCGAAGAGCTACGCAACAAGCAGAAATGGTTCGAGGACTCGACCGGCAAGCGGCAATTCTACTCGGCCAAGGACCGCCAGTCGTACTACGGCTCGGAAGAGTACCGCAGCAACTTCGCACGCTACCAGGTTGGCGGCACGCGGGAGTTCAAGAACGAGGAACTCCGCGCCTTGCAAATGGACTTCGACACGCAGGGCGGCTTCATGGTGGCCCCGCAGCAGTTCATGAACGAACTCATCATTTTCGTGAACAACTTGGTGTTCATCCGGGCCTTGTCGCGCGTGCACACCTGCGAGAACGCCGAATCGCTGGGTATGCCCAGCTTGGAAGCCGACGTGTCCGACCCCAACTGGACGGCGGAAATCGCCACGGGCGTCGAAGATACGGCCATGACGTTCGGCAAGCGCGAGTTGCGGCCTCATCCGGTGGCCAAATTGATTCGTGTGAGCGAAAAGTTGCTCCGCGCCAGCAGCATGAACGTCGAGCAACTGATCCGCGACCGTCTGGCCTACAAGGTGGCTGTCGTCGAAGAAGCAGCCTTTATGACCGGCATCGGCGTGGACCAGCCCTTGGGCGTGTTCACGGCCAGCAACATGGGCATCGACACCAGCCGCGACATCGTTGGAGCCAACACGACCACGGCCATCGCCGCGGACGCCTTGATTTCCTGCTTCTACAACCTGAAGCAGCAGTACCAGATGAGCCCGAACCTGCGCTGGATCTTCCACCGCACGACGGTGCAGAACATCCGGCAGCTCAAGGACGGCATCGGCCAGTACCTCTGGCAGCCGGGGGTGACCGGCGGCGCCCAGCTTGTTCAGGGAGCCCCGGACACGGTGTACGGCAAGCCCTACATCATGTCGGAGTACGCCCCCAACACGTACACAGCCGGGCTTTACGTGGGCATCCTGGGCGATTTCCAGTTCTACCACATCGCCGACGCCCTGGCGATGAGGATTCAGCGCCTGGCCGAGCTCTACGCCGCCACGGCGCAAATCGGCTTCATCCTCCGCAAGGAGACCGATGCCATGCCGGTTTTGGCGCAGGCCTTCAGCCGGTTGCAACTCCACAGCTAACGTAAGGAAGGCGGCGAACGCCGGCCGTAAACCAGCAAGTTTCAAGGAGCCTGTTCGATGTCGAACCTTCTTTACCAGACCTCGGTTCAGAGCGTCAGCCAGACCTCGGCGGCCGGCGTGACCACGATCACGACCAGCATCGTCGATATGGGCGGCTGGGACGACCTGCTGTTCGTCGTGCAGTGGGGCACCAACACCTCGACAGCCGTGGTTTCAATGCAGCTCAAGGCGAACACGGCCAACAGCACGACGGGCATGGCTAACGTCGGCACGGCCAGCACCTTCACGGACGCAGGAGGCGCAACCAGCAACCTGGTGAGCCTGGTCGAGTTCTACCGGCCGCTTTCGACTCAGCGATACGTGGAACTGGCCATTGCCAGGACGATCGCCAACTCGACGATTCTCTCGGTGACGGCGATGCTCTACCGCTTCAAAGGCAGCACCTCTGCAGGCGGCACGGTCATCGGCTCGGCAAACCTGGCTTCCAGCGCCATCGTGTTGGGTCAGTAACCCGCGGGAACAACAAACGGACCAGCAGGAGCCTGAAACGACATGGCCGCTCTTGACACCTCCTATTCCCAGGCCGGGACGGGGATTTACTTCCATCAATCGAACACCGAGCTACACTTCCCATCGGGAACGTCGCTCGTGCTCGACGCTGGTGCCTCATTCGCGAACGCCACGTCCCAGGGCACCGGACGCATCAATTTCGACCTGTTTTCGGCGCGTTTGATCGCCAGCAACAATATCCCCAACACGGCCGCCACGCCTTCCGGCGGCTTGCTGACCAGCAACACGGCGCCGTCGATCGCCAGGACCAACGGCGCGACAGACAAATCAATCGTGGTCTCCTGGGTGGCCACCAGCGTCATCGAATTGCAGCTTCCGACGGTCTACCTGCCGGTGGACATGGACGTGACGCAGGCTTGCACGTTGAACATCCTGGCGGCGATGGCCACCACGACCGGCCCTGATACGCCCACGGTGGCCTTTGGCCTGTGGGACGGCATCGGCGGATCGAACGTGGGCGGCAACACGGGTGCCGTCACGGGAACGACGGCAGCGGTCTACAGCTTCAGCGTGGCCGCCAACACGCTCACGGCCAACAGCGTGATTAGCTGCCAACTGACGCCCGGCACGCACGCCAACGACGCCGTGAACCTCTACGCGGCCTGGATTTCGTTCACCAAGAAATCGTCGTAAGGGAGGTTGCGGAGCGCGGGAAGCGGAACCGCGGAAGATGGCCCAACGAACGACACTGCTGAACCTGACCGGCATCGGCACCGCGATTTCCGTCACGGCTACAGGCGTCGCACTGGTGGGCTTGGACGCTTCCGGCGGGTTGCTGCTGGACGCCGTGTTCACCTACGACAGCGGCGGCACGACGGTCGATGCCTATGTGCAGACCACGGCCGACGGCGGCACGACCTGGTACGACATTGCGAACTTCCATTTTACGACATCCAGCGTTCATGCGGCCTTCAACCTACGCGGCGACCTCGGCGTGACGACACAGAACACGACCTACACGGATGGCTCGCTGACGGCGAACACTGTCCTAAATGGCCTGCTCGGAGACCAACTTCGCGTGAAATACAAATCGACGGGCACCTACGGCGGGGCCTCGACGCTTGTCATCAACGGCACACCCAGACCTTGAACGAAAGGAAAACGAGCATGGCCACCGAAACCGAAACCGACCTCCGCTTCAAGCCGGTCGACACCTACATCATGCGGACCACGGCGATGAAGCCGTACAAGCAGTCGGACGGGCGCGAGATGACGCACCGCTTCCTGGCCGGCATGAAGTACGTGATCGACGAGAAGGACTTCCCTGAAATCCGCCAGTGGCTCCAATGCGGCTACTGCTACCGGGCCAACGACAAGATGCCGCAGACTCCGATCTACGTGCCGCCCTTCATTTCCTCGAAGCAGGATGCTGCGACCGTCGCCGAGGCCGATCAGCGTTTGGCCACGGCCGTCGCCGCAGGCGTCAAGGCCGCGATCGAAGAGTTGTTCACCAACCCGTCGCTTTTCGACCGCCTGCGCCGGGCGTTCAACGGCGGCAAAGAACAGCCGGGAAGGGACCAGGGCGAGCAGGGTAAGAAGCAAACTTGATCCGAGTGAATCGTGTGGTCCATTCAATGCAACGCCGCGCCGACCGTGGAACCCGTCTCCATCGACGATGTGAAGGCATGGACGCGCATCGACACGTCGGCCGACGATCCGCTCATCAAAAAGCTGATCGTTCGCGAGCGCTCCTACTTGGAGCAGGCGTTAAGCCGGACGTTCGTGACCAGCACTTGGACCATGCGCATCGACAGCTTCCGCATGAACTACGCTGGCAGTTGGTTCGACGTGTTTCGGGTGCCGAATCCGCCGCAAGTCTTGGGAGCCAGCCCGTTCGGCAACGTGATCTATCCCTACATGCTCTTGGAAATCGCCAACCCTCCGCTGCAAAGCGTGACGAGCGTTCAATACTACGACACGACCGGAACGCTGCAAACGTTGGTGCAGGGCAACCAGACGGGCACGGGCGACTACATCGTCGACATCTACGGCGAGCAGGGGCGGATCACGCCGCAGTACGGCACGGTCTGGCCCTGGCCGCGCGCCGTGATGAACAGCGTGCAGGTCCAGTACGTGGCAGGCTACGCCTACGACGCGACCACGCCGCCGCCACCGCCGCGCTGGTGGGAGATCGTGCGGGAACTGCTGCTGGTGCACGTGGACCACGCCTACAACCACCGCGACGGCAGCCGGCCGCAGGGTGTCGAAGCGCTTTTCTTCGCCGCCGACTACGGCCGGGCGGCCTAACGGACAACGGACGTGAAACTTGACGGCTACCTCGACAACGAAATCGACACTGGCAAGCTTCGCAAGCGAATTGCCATCATGCAGGACGCGACGGCGACTTACGACGCGGCTAACCAGCCGGTCGAGCAGTGGAAGCCCTTCACGCAAGCCTGGTGCCACATCCGCACGCCCAGCGGCCACGAGATGCAGGCCGCGCTGCAGGTGGTCGGCGACTGCTCGCATATCGTCGAGATGCGCTACCAGCCTGGAATCACGGTCGAGATGGACGTGTGGTACATCGACGGCATCAGCGGCAACAAGAGGGTTTTCGACATCAACGCGGTGATCGACCCCGACGAACTGCACAAGAAGCTTTATCTGCTCTGCCACGAACAAACATCGGGACCAGCCAAGCCGGCGACGCCTTAACGACAATGGCCCAATTCGTCATCACCATCAGGAACGCCGACCAAGTGGTTGCCAGGCTGAACAAGCTCGGCGACGATGCGCGCAAGGTCATCAGCCGCGCACTCAGGGACGGCGCCAAGGTGATCCAGCAGTCGGCCTCCGGCTTGGTCAACACTGGCCCGGGACGCACGGCGCCGGGTACTCACTTGAAGGACCAGATCAAGGTCCGCTCTGGCCGCGTGCGCGACAACTCACAAGTGCGCCTGCTGGTGACGACCGGAGACACGACCGGGAGCACGACCGACGAATCGGCCATGTACCGCGGGAAGTATTTCTACGGGGCCTTCGTCGAGTTCGGCCACGCGCTGGGTCGGCGCGGGACGCCTAACCGCAAGATGGTTAAGCCCTACCCATTCCTGGGTCCGGCGTTCACGGCCAACGAGGCGGCCGTGGTGGCGATGGTCGAAAGCTCTCTGGAAGCCGGATTGACGGCGAGGGGCGTCTGAAGTGAGCGGCGAACATGGCCATCGAATTCGGCTTTCTGAACTACCTGCAATCGGTCGGGCCATTGGTCGCGAAGGTGGCGAACCGGATTCATTGCGGCGAGATCCCCGAAAACGAGCAACTGCCTGCCATTTCGATTCTCAAGTCCGGCGCGGACAACCCCGTCGTGATGGACGGCGAAACGAACATGGCGATGGCCA